ACGACGGCAATGCTTTGGTTGCTGGCGCTTTGTATTTCAACAGCACTGACGGTGCAATGAAGCTGTATACCGGCAGCGCCTGGGTGGCTGCTTATGTGTCTGGATCTGGTTATTTGGCGGCATCAAATAATCTGTCTGATGTGGCCAGTGCTTCAGCGGCACGCACAAATTTGGGTTTGGAAATTGGCACAAACGTCCAAGCATACGACACCGATCTTTCCGCATGGGCTGCTATTGATCCATCAACCAAACAAGACACGTTGGTGTCCGGCACCAACATCAAGACGATCAACGGAAACTCGCTTCTTGGAAGCGGGAACATCGTTGTTAGCGGCGGTTCATACGCAACTCTTCTCAAATTTCAGTAAGGAAAAATCATGGCAGATAAACTCAAAGTCTTTAAGAATCAGGTCAACGCTGCGGCCTCAACAAGCTTGTCGGCTGTGTCAATTAGCGTATTGACAACTGACTCTACAACGCAAGCGGTTGTAAAAGATGTCGCGTTCAAAGTTGGCCACACCAACCCGCTCTACGAAGGTGTTTACGACTACCCCGTCAAAGTCAAGGTCGGAGACTTCACCGTAGAGGAAGCCATAAAGGGCAACGGCCTCACCCTAACTGGCTCTCAGATCATCGACTCCAGCTCGTCTTTCTCAATTGAGATTCAGCCTGAAGCGCAAAAAGTCGATTACGGCTTCTTAGAGGTCATGCTTTTGTCCGCCACGGGCGTGACCAACTACTACCGTTACAACCTTAGTCAGATTGGCAACCCCGCAGGGAAAGGATCGGCAATCCTGGAAGCCATTAAATCAATTGGCGTTCCGATTGTTGGACCAGGTGGCGTAACCAGTCTTCAGGGCAATACTGGCTGCACGATTGTGCGCAACGGCGAAACTCTTTTTGCTTATGCAAACGGCAGTAGCTTGTTTGTGGTTAAGGCATCAGGCCAGCTTGTTGTTCAATTGTCCATGCCGACCACGATTTACGCCATTTGCGCTGACAGCAATTTCATATACGGAAAATCCAACGGCACAGATAACGTTATCCGCCGCTGGTCAATAAGCACCCTGACCGCAGCATCAGACCTTAGTTTGAATCAATCGACAAACGGATTTACCAACAGCAATCCTGGATTTATCGACCATTACAACGGGTTTATTTATTTAAGGGGCCAGGGCGCAGAGTCCACAGTCTGGGTGATAAACACATCGACTGGCTCAACCACAACCTTTCAGTCGTCCATCGCCAACAACGAAAACCTGGGCGGTCTCATCACCGTCAATACGTCCGGCGTTCCCTTTTTGGTCGAGCATCAAGACACTCAAGTCTACGTGCGAAATTTAAATACAAGCGCAGAGCAGACTTTCAGTACACCCTTGCCAACAAACCCGACAACTACTCAAGGCAACCATGCGGCAGTGATTGCTAACGGCATTGTTTTGTTTAACAACGGCAGCTACAACCAGACTTGTATTGTTGACGTAAACGGCGCCACTGTGTTGCGCACCAGCACTACCGGCTTATTCACCATGGGCGGCCTATCAGGCGTAATGATCTCAAAACCTTTTCAAACCGCTCCTGCTCAAGTTGCAAGAGAAATCCAATACAACTTGTTAGCTAGCGGTATTGAAGTTACAAACTAAAGGAGAAAATTATGCTTTCAAAAATTACCGCCACTAGCACTACAGGCAAGGTCATTAATAAGACAATTGCGGTTTCATTAGCATCAAGCCAGCAAAATGGTTCCATCATGTATACCGTTCCGGTCGGCAAAAAGTTTGTCGGCTGGCTGGGGCACTCTGCTCAATATTATCTGTCGATCAATAGCAATGAGATTGGGCCTTTCAGCTATTTTACCGGTGGACCATGGCAGATTCCAATTCAGCTTACTGAGGGTGCTGTTGTGAAATCGTATGGCAGCTCCGCAGGAACTTCGTACTTGCAAGGAGTTGAGAGCGATGCTTAATCAGATCAATAATGACTTGACGTCTGTTTGGACAACAGACGACGAATCGCTTGAATGCCGACTGCCAAACTACAACCCAGAGACAATGATGCCGTTCTCCAACGAAGCGGAGGTCATTGCTTACGCTGCTTCGATTGAGGGACGTGAGTTTTTCTGGAGCCCTAAGTTGTCGGACGAGGAGAAGGCTGCTATTGAGGCGGCTGCTGCATCGAAAAGCAATGTTGCACGAGCAAAGGCTGAGCTGCTGGCCAGCGACTGGTCAGATCTACCCAGCGTGCGCAACACGGCCATCTATCCGCACTTGGTGAACGCTGATTCGTTCGACGCCTATCGCGCTGCCTTACGTGCCATTGTGGTCGTGAAGCCGACAGAGGTTTCGACTTGGCCCGTCATGCCTGATGCTGCTTGGTCTGATGCACCTTGAGGTAAAACATGGACGCAGACGTTGATAAAAGATTAGCTGTGCATGAAGCCATTTGCGCTGAGCGCTACAACAACATTGCCAACTCACTCAAAGATGGTGACAGGCGCATGACCAAGATTGAGTATTTGCTTTATGCGGCAATTCTCACGGTGCTGCTCGGGCCTGGTGTGGCTGCTGAGTTTGTGAAAAAGATCTTCGGACTATGATCGACTGGGTTGAAGCATTCATTGCTGCAGCCTGTGTCGTTTGCTTTGTGATTTCATGCACATATCTTTTGGTATGGTGCTTTCAATAATTTTGCTGGCTGTATCTATTGAATACAGGTGTATCAAGTGGGTCTGGGTTGGCGATGTGTACAACCGGAAGGTCTACTGTATTGAATGGAAAAAGGTGAAGTGATGATCAATCAAGAAACAGTAAAAAAACTATTTCACTATGACGCAGAAAGTGGGATGCTACTTTGGCGTAATGGAAATGGTCGAAATGTTAAACCTTGGCAAGAGGCTAAATCATCTAATGGTCATGGATATTATTCAGTAAAAGTAAATGGCACAAACTATCGTGTGCATAGATTGATTTGGCTATATGTTTATGGACATTTTCCAGCAGAAGACATTGATCATAAAAATAGAATTAGAAATGACAACAGACTTTGCAATTTGCGCGATGTAAGTAGAACTGATAATGCACAAAACATTTCATTGCCAAAACATAACAAAAGTGGACATATTGGAGTTTCATGGTTTGCATTGCAAAAGAAATGGACTGTGTATGTCAAAGTCAATAAAAAAAACAAGTGGCTTGGATATTACAAAAATTTAGATGATGCTATTGCTGCTAGAAAAGCAGGAGAGAAGCAGTACTACAATTTGCCAGAGGTGGTCGCATGATTCCCTTGGATCCCATTGCAGCACTAGAAGGGCTGCAAAAAGCCATCGGCATGGTCAAGAAGGCCAGCAAGGTTGCCAATGACCTGGGCGGCCTGGCTCCAATGATCGGCAAAATGTTTGACGCAAAGAGTCAGGCAACCAAGGCCATGCTGCAGGCCAAGCGCGAGAAGAAAGGCTCCAACATGGGTGCCGCCCTTCAGATTGAAATGGCGCTTGAGCAGGCCAGGGCGTTTGAGGAAGAGCTGAAAATGCTCTTCATGCAGACCGGCAAGATCGATGTGTGGAACAAGATCAAAGCGCGCCAGGCTGAGATGGACAGGGATGATGCCAAAGAGATGGCGGCTTTACACGCTGAAGAAAAAAGGCGTAAAGAGGCCGAGGCCGAACAGATGGAGTGGGCAATTGCCATTGTGATTATTGTGATGTTTGTTGGTGCTGTTGGCTGGGGGCTTACACAAATTAACGAACTATGCGCTACAGCAAGGTGTGGTTGGTGAATGAGTACCAAAAGCAATTTGACCTTTTTCTTAAAGTCTTTGTGCGGTTGTGCATTGCTTGGTGGGTGATTGGGCTGCTCCGGTTTTTGCCTGACGAATTGGCGGGGAAAATTGTAGATAAACTTCTTGGAATGATTGGACTCGGATAATGCTTTCACTATTCTCAACCCTTGGCGGCTTGCTGATCTCTGGCTTGCCAAAGCTGCTGGACTACTTTCAGAACAAAGCCGACCAGGCGCATGAGCTTCGCCTGGCACAGGTGCAGACTGAGCGCGAGCTGCAGCTGGCGGCTGCCGGGTTCGCTGCCCAGGCCAAGGTCGAGGAAATACGCACCGACCAGATCGCCATGCAGACTGACGCGCAGATGACTGAAGCAGCGCTCAAGCATGACGAGAAGATCATGGAGCGGGCCAGCACCTGGGTGGTCAACTTTGTTGGCACCGTGCGCCCAGTGGTGACGTACATCTTTGTGCTTGAGCTGTGCGCAATCAATGCTTGGATCGCCTACTACATATACACCCGTCCCAGTTTGGTTACAAACATGGAAGACTTAATTCGGTTGACCGATATTTTGTTCAGCGCCGATGAGATGGCCATGCTGGGCGGCATCATTGGCTTTTGGTTTGGCTCACGCAGCTGGAGCAAGAAGTGAAGCTGAGCAAGGCTGGCGCTGATCTGATGCACCGCTATGAGGGTTGCCGCAACCGCCCGTACCTATGCCCAGCTCACATTTGGACAATCGGATTTGGGCATGTACTTCAGCAAGAACAGATCAGGCTGCCGATGGCCAGGACTGAAAAGTACACGGGCATGATTCGCAAAGAGTTTCCACTGAGGGAGGAGGACAACCGTGTCTGGTCACAAGCAGAGATCGATCAACTATTCGCACAGGATGTCGCAAGTTTTGAACGCGGTGTTTTACGACTTGCTCCCAATCTGGTTGGTCATCAAGGGGCTTTCGACGCGTGCGTCAGCTTTTCCTTCAATGCCGGACTGGGTAATTTTCAGCGCTCTACCATTCGCATGAAGATTGGCCGCGAAGACTGGGAGGGTGCAGCGCAAGCCTTCATGCAATGGACTAAGGGCGGGGGCCGTGAACTCCCCGGCCTGGTCAAACGGCGCAAGGCTGAAGTTGCGCTGTTCCTGAGTGACGAAACTACTGAGCAGCTCCAAGAGCATTGATGCGCTTCTGGTAGTTGGCTGTGTGTCTGATCCGCTTCATGGTATCGATGCGGCCAATGGTTTCTTGGTTGCACTCTTTC